ATCTGATCTAACAGTAGCATATTTATTGTTTATCTTTACAGGCTCCCTAACATCACCTGTTGGGTAAACGTATAGAGGTAGGGGCTGTATAGCAAAGTCAGCACCGTTATAATCTCTATTTCTTAGAGCTAGATTAGCCCCGCCATTGCCATTAAAATCAATTACATTATTCATCATTGTATTCTCCAGTAAGGTAAGTGTAGTGTAATTCAGAAACATGATTACCGTCCATAAAATCTTTAGGATACTTGTCTGCTATCATTGAACACCAAGAGTTCCAAAGATTTTCAGTACCATAATCATGGCATAGTCTTATATAACTTTCAACTTTATTTCTATTGCTGTCTAAACCTTTAGAGGTTTTAAGTTTCTTGTTTAAAGACAAGGCTTTATGATCAAGCCCATACGTTTTAATATTATGTACATCCATGCACCCTACTAATCCTCCAACTAATTGACATACAAATCCTGCCTTAGCTAATCCCAATCCGTCAATCTTTAAAAAGATTTTCATTAAGGATACTGCTTTGCCATGATCTGTAAGGTTCTTAGATTTTAATACCGCCATCATTTGCCCATGAATAAAATGTTTATGAGTTACCATATACTCATAAGTTGACACCTTATTCCCCCATAGGTAAAGACAATCAGATTTATTTTCTATCATGTCTGACAACATATCACCAACCAGTGACCACTTCTGTTGTATACTTAGGGACACCATCATAATTACTACAAATAAATTATCAGGATTTCTTTGAGCATAAGAATTTATCTTTATGTTATGGACTTTAAACATCAGTGACTTACTCCTCTTCTTGGATGGGCTAACATCCTAGTTATATAACTTGTGTAGCAATTAGCACACCAATAAAGTTTGTTAGTGGTAACTACGGCTACAGTTTTCTTACAGTAATCACAAACTTTTGTTGTTTCTTTACTCATAAGAGTCCCCTAAATATCCAATCCAATTACCCTGCTCCTTGTCTCTCACATCTATGTAATAAACTTCTTTATTTTCTGAAGGTTCCCAATATGTATTGACAACTTGACATATAAAATCAGGATGGTACTGATTATTTATTGAGCTATAAGCAGCATGTAAACTAGAATACTCTTTAGGTTCTTGCTGTATGTTTATGTCTTTGCTATACATCGTAGTCTCCTATAATTTCAACAGGTTCAAAGGTTTCAATCCAAACTCTAGCACCACATGACAATGGCTTGTCACGGGAATACTTTATTATACCGTCAGTAAATTTAACTTGATTACATTTAATATTAGACATCCAAGTCTTGACAGTAAGTACTTTTTTATCAGCACCCTTGGCATTAGCTTTAATGTTATGTTGATTCACATGAATAATAGTTTTCATTTGTTTGACCTCTCTAAAGTTTTAACTTTCATTGGTTCTCTGTGTTCCATATAGAATCGATACTCCTCATCTGCATTTTTAAAGAATAAATTACGTTTAGTATTAGGTTGAAAGTCCTCATCACCTACTCTATTCGGATCATCAGGTGTCTCTCTCCAATTATCTTTATTGTATTTCATTCTTCTTCAGTATCCTTCATAGTAATAGTTAGTGCTTCTGCTCTATTGCTGTATATTTTGTAACCAATAGACCCAGTAAAGCGTTTAACATCTTCTTCACTAAGAAATTTAAAAGAATCAGAGCGATCTTCTAAATCTTTAGTTAATTCTCTGCCTACTGTATCTAAAAGTTTTACTAATATCTTAGCGTCTTTCTTTGTGAATGTAATCTTAGTTAATGTAATCATCTTACTTATCTCCTAGGGTTGTAGTATTTTCTTGAGATTGAAACCAATCATAGGCTTCAATAGATTCTAATACCTCTTTGAATAACAAGGCTTTTTCTAATGCTACTTCTTCTTCTGATACCATAAACTTATTGAATACATCATGGTCTTTATTTTCCATCGGCTTATTCCTTATTTTGGCAGGTAATTTATAAGAGATTCTTCTGGAATTTTATGCAACAACTCTTCTATTGCAGACCAATCTCCATTTTGAATATCTATTTTCATTTCTTCTATTACTGCATTCACTAATACTTTTTTAGCAGAAGCATCTTGCAATACTGGCAAACATATTTCATCTAACCATGACATCATTCATCTTCTCCATATAAATTAATCCAATCTTCTTTAGTACATCCACTGATTAAGAATTCTCTTTCATGTTTATTTAAATCAGGCATGATATCTTGAATCAAACCTTCTTTTCTTTCCCACGAGAGTAATTGTGAAATTGAAATATATAAAGACATCGTATTCATTTTGCCTGTTAACGGGCTTTTACGTTCAACTTCTAACATATCTTATCTCCTGTATTTCCTAGTTGGATACTCTTCAAGTGACCAAGCCCAATAGGGGACTGATCTTTTATTATTCTGTATTCCTTTAATATGTCCACCATTCTTTAAGAACTTATCGACATCAGAACTAAGGGCTTCTCCTTTAGTCACAACAATTGCAGGCTTCTCCTTTGTTCTTTGAACACTAACTGGCCCTGCCATTAGCCGTTTAATTTGCTTGATACCTAATGGATGCTTCTTTTCATACCTAGTTAATTCCATCTAAACTCCTTTGTTTTCAATAGCTTGCTTCGTTGGGGAGCAAAAGCCTACCACGATTCCGAAACCGATGTCAAGCCCCATCACTTGTACTACTGCTCACCATATTAAAATCACGATCAATTCTATTATAAATTTTTGTAGTTACCAGTATATATTACTTAGCCCTGTGTTAAAACTAAAAGTTAAGGGACTTTACAATCCCCTAACTTGTATACTTTATTAAGATACTTTAGAAATTAAACCATTTCTCATTCTGACACTTGCGAAAAACTCTCTCTTGTAACCTGTTATATGTGGTCGATTACAACCTACAAACTCACCGTTTGGTCTAAATTCTGCTCCGAACAATGAAGTTTCTGTAAAATTGAGCGGCAAGCCGATGGACTCCTTTAGTACTTTTTTAGTAGGATAATTAAATATCATCATGGTGTTTCGCTCCGTAGTTGGTTGATTTTTATAGGTGCTGCACGAAGAGCAGAGCGCCTATAAAAATTGGCCGGCTACAGAAACACCATAACGGATGATATTTAAGCAAGCCTACTACTTACAAAACCCTTTCACAACTAGAACAACAAATAAAAAAATCCCCGCTGGGTAGCGAGGACTTTCTCTGGAGATTTAAATTACTTAGTAGCTGGTATAAGCCCAACTGACTTGAAGTCCTTCTGTACTGCTGCTTTAAGCTTAACTGAATTACCTACTATCTTCTTAGGCATTATAGAGCAGAAGCTCTTAGAGGATATGTAGCTTCTGGGTTTCCCCTCTGCGGTTAACTGAGGAGTCCCGTCTTCGTATTCCAGAGGCTTGAGGGTCTTACTAAATAGCAGTCCTAGGAATCTCTTGTAGACCATTCCTGTCAGGTTTCTAGGAACCGTAGGGTTTGCTGACATGTAAGTCGAGGTGAGATTGTAAGCTGATGATTTAACGTAGGAGTCTTTAAGAGATTGGTCATTTTTATCTAGTCCATTCTTCTTTAGACTTGCAAGAAGTTCCTCTTGAGTCCAGAACTTAAATGTTGGTGTAGTCATAATATTCTCTCTGTTATTAGTAATTAAGGTTTAAGGACTTTTTAGAATGCCCTCGCAGAGATCGGGCATTTGAAAGGTTCGGCCTTAATTACTAAGTACTAACAGAGGGGAGATTATGAGCCAACATATAAGTTTGCTATGGACTCAAGAGGAACTTCTAAGGCTGAAGAATTAGATAAAAATGATGCTTCGATCTCTGGAAACTCCTATATGTAATCAGCTTACAATCTCTCACTTACTTGGGAGATTCGGAGGTTCTAAGTTGACAGGAATATAGGTAGAGATGACGTTGGTATTTAGTAAGACCCTCAAGCCGGAGAAGGATAGAGAGGGATAGATGTAAGCGTAGAGGGGAAATAGATAAGTTAAGTCCGACATTCTGTGGAGTAATGCCTAAGAAGATATATTAAATCGGAACATTAAGCTTAGCAGTACAGAAGGTCTAATACATAATTGGGCATACCCCCATCGCTAAGTTTTAAATATCCAGAGAAATTAATAAACACTCAGCGGGGACTTCAGCAGATGCCGTTGTTCTATTAATACCTAAACTCTAACTAGGATATTTTGATAGATGTCTTAACTACTTAGTCTCTTGAAATCTCTGAAGTTCTCTGGAGTTGAAAGGTTACTCTATAGACTCAGGAGTCTTCATAATTCTCTGTAAACCTGTTGCTCTGACTCCAAAGAACTCCAAAGTTCTACTAAGAGTACTCTGGAGTATCAAAAGAGTAGTCACCTAGAGTATAGAACACTGAAGGTTAGCATCAAACCTCCAGAGTTGTAGAGGGGTAGGCAGTAGCCCATGGCCCCCCCGTAGTATATATACTAATATACATACATTTTTAAACGAGTAGGGTGTTAAGCAGTTAAAGCGGGACTCAGGAGGTCTTGAGAGGGATAGGGTCTTGTACTTACTAGGATCGTTAAGGACTACCGGGGGCGAAGGGGGGACTACGGAGGACTCTTGAGTCCTGTTGGATATTTAGATCGGGACTTCTAAAGACTCTAAAGTTCCTCTAGAGGGAAGTAACAGTTAAGTATGAGTAATATCTATACATATTTACTCCTAAAAATTACAAGTGAGTAAAATTTACTAGTCTTTGCTTCTATTTTTATTTGTCTACTTGTAAGGTGTAGCTGTTTTTTTAAGAACCTTAACGGCAGTATACAGTCTATTTCTAGGTTTGTCAAGTGTAAAGGGCTTGACAACCTGTTAACCAGTGTGTATACTACCTACATTATGAAAAAAGAACTTACAACAAAGCAACAAACCTTCCTAGACAACTTAGTTGAAACCGGAGGTGATCCCAAAGAAGCTGCAAAACTCGCGGGTTATTCAGAGAACGGACATTGGCAGGTCGCTCACGCACTTAAAAATGAAATAATCGAACTAGCCTCTAACATTCTTGCTCAATCCGCACCTAAAGCAGCGATGAAGCTTGTAGACATAATGGACTCTAATGTCCCTATACCTCAAGCCAACATGCGGCTACAAGCTGCTCAAACTATTCTAGACCGTACTGGCTTAGGAAAGCAAGAACGACTAGAAGTAAAACATAAAGTAGAAGGCGGTTTGTTTATACTACCCGCTAAGGAAGAGATTATCATAAATGGTGATGCGGCAGAGATCGAGTAGCACAATACCTTTTGGCTATAGGCTCAACGAAGAGGACAACAAAACTCTTGAGCCTATACAGCTTGAGCTAGATACTTTAAGGGTTGTTACAGCTCTGGTTACTAATGAGTCTTTATCTTTACGCGAAGGCAGTCAATGGATAGAACACAAAACAGGTAGACCCCTTAGCCACGTAGGGCTAAAGTCAATAATAGATAAAACAACAACACAGGAGTTAGAACCCTATGAAAGATGAAATAGAAAAAGCAATAATCAAACTAGCAGCAGCAATAACAATAATGTCAACACCAGAGGCGTGTATGAAATCCACGCAAGCAGTGTTGAACCTTACTAATGCCCTCGCTGTCCTAGACCGTATAGAGGGAGAATAGTGGAAGATTGGACTCAGAACCCACAGGACTACCAAACCAATGAAGACGGCTCTTTCGTTCTCAAAAAAGATGGTAGTCCCCGCAAGAAGACCGGAAGACCTAAAGGTTCAAAAGGGAGGGGCTACAACTACCACTCAGAAACTAAGGCCAAGATAAAGGCTAGACGGTCTGTACGAACTAAAGAGAAGTCTGCGGAGAAAATAAGACAGAAGCTAGTTGCTAAACGAGACTCACTCAACGCCTCTAAAGAAACTTTAAACAAACTGGACCGAGCAAACGCTAGTAAAGTTATAACCGAAGATATACTAGACAAAGTACCACAAGCTTTAAAAGACGAAGTTAATAACAATGTTATATTCAAACCCAATGCTGGGCCACAGACAGACTTCCTAGCAGCCCCTGAGAGGGACG